TTATTATTTTGCGCAATTATATAAAACAACATATACTGATTTATATAAGCCTATACTACACTATTTCTTTTAATTTGTCAATACTTCTTTTAAAGAAAAATTTCATATAAAACTTATTATGTTTTCTTTCTTCAACTTTTTTATTAAATTTATTAATATCTTTATTTTTATTATTTTTTAATATTTTAAAATCTTTTTCTTTTGAATTTAAATAATCTTTTTGACCAACAAATAAATTAAAATTATTTATATTATAATATTCTACATTTGCTTTTACACTTATTCTTCTATGTAATAAATTTAAATTAAAATAATCTTCATAATAATTATCAAAATTATAATAATATGATATATCTTTTTTTATTTCCTGTGTGTGATACTTTAGATAATGTAAATTAATATTTATACAGTTTAATATATATATAACATCTCGCTCGCTAAGATCTAATTTCATAACCCTCCTTTTACTAATAGTGCAGTATGTTATGTAAACATTATAACACGCATTCTTAATTATGTCAACTCAAGAAGATTATATGTTTATAGGGCAAGTTAGCATATTTATGCTAACTCACCCTTTCCTATTATATCTTTTTTATTTATTGTCAATAATAAAAACGGCATAAAGTAGCATATTCACGGAGTTAGTCAATTTATACGTTTTTAAAATTTGACAACCTTTTGTAATAAAAATAATATATGAATGTAACCTATAAAATTAAGTTTTGTGATAAAATTATGATAGAGGTGAAAAAATTGAATGAAAATAATAAAAAAAAAGGAAATAGTAATAATAATTCATTTATAGAGTTATTATTAGTAATTATAATTGCAATATTAATAATTTTTGGATATAACTATTATAAAGAAAGACAAGAAAAAATAAAAGAAAAAGAAGAACAACAAAAAATAATAGATGATGCTGTAAAATCAATAAACCAATTAAATAAGTATATTAAATGAGACTAAAAATATTTAGTCTCATTTTCTAAAGAATTATTTATTCTATCTTTTTTTATAAAAAACTTATTCTTAAATTTAAGAAATGATAATTTAATTTTTATTTTAATTAAGCTAAATATATTTATGCTGGGCGTGGAACCAACAGTTGTTTCCACGCTCCAGGGTTCATTAATTATTAAATTTTTATCATAATAAGTTTGTTCTATATGGTAAGTATCATACTGGTTTAAATCCTTTTTTCTTATAAATTTAAATAACCATCTAAAATTAAACTCACGACTAAAATTATTTGGATTTGTAAATTTTTCAAATTCCATAATATCAGGAAACTTATATCCCATAATAAAAAAAGGACGTTTAAGAAAAGGAATTTTAAAAGTACGTTTTAAATAATATACATAGTCAGCTAATTCTCTAATTTGTAGATCTATTCTATTAGATGATTGAGTTATAAAATAAATATCAACTTGATAATGTCTACACATAGTTAAATAATCAAGTAATTGCATACCTATTCCATTTTTAGTTAATTTTGAAAATTCACGAGAATTAAAATATAATTGTGCTTCATCAATTAAAATTGCAGAATTAGGATAAAAACGAAAATTGACCCAGTTATAATGATCCAATTTTCTACAAAATTTAACTGGAAAATTAGAATATATATAAGAATATTCGTTTTTTAATTTATTTAATAAAGATATTGTAAATAAACTTTTACCAGTACCTTTTTGACCACAAATTAAATATATCATAAAATCACCTCAAAAATAATAGAGGGTTCCCCCTCTATATACTAAGCTCTTCTCATTGGCAAAAGTTTTTTTATTACGCCAACAGTTGCAGCAACACCAGCTAAGGCAACAAAATATATAATTGGCGGCTCTAAGAAAACACTTAAAGAACTTTTTACAGTGCCTAAAACAGTTGTAACATTTCCTATAAATGTAGTAAGTGCAGAAGCTTCCATATAAAACACCTCCTTTTATTAAATTAAGCAATAGAGGGTTCCCCCTCTATATACTAAGCTCTTCTCATTGGCAAAAGTTTTTTTATTACACCAATAGTTGCAGCAACACCAGCTAAGGCAACAAAATATATAATTGGTGGTTCTAAAAATATGCTCATAGAACTTGTTACAGCAGAAAGAGCAGTTGTTACATTAGTTACAAAATCAGCCATTAAAAAACACCTCCTTTTATATTAATTTATATAAACCACAAAAAGTGTTTATATACGCCATTTAATTAATAATCTTACAAATATAAATATAAGTTGTATAAAACTTAGTAATATAAGTAATTTACATACATCACTAGCCCATAAGGTATTAAAACTCATTCTATTACAAAAATCTATAATTTCAATCAATTTCCAACACCTCCATCACCATTAAATAATCTATGTATAATAAAACTAATACAAAAAATACAAAATGAAAATATGGTTAAACCAAATAAATTGTAATGTAGTATAGTACCACTAAAATTAAAAGGCACAGGTATAGGTATTAACATTATAGTTTTAAATAAATTAAAAATTTCAACCAAAAAACTACCTCCCTAAAATGCGTAAAGCAATACAAACGACAAGACCAGTTGTGACAAGCACCCAAATAAATGAAGGCACAGCAGAGAATATTAAAGCAAATAAACTAAATGTCTCTTTAACAGAAGCTATTATATCACTAAAAGAAGATTTTTCGTTTATACCATTAAAATAACTACCAGATGGTCCAAGAGTAGGATCATTTTCTCCATTTATAGTTCCACCAGAAATACCACTACTTTCACCAGATGTGTTTCCCATACCATCAGAAACAAATCCATTTGCGCGCAAATTAATATCAAATGTTTTATTTAAAACAACATTATCATCTATCTTGCTTCTAATTTCAAAGTTAAGTGTAAAATTTACGTTATCATTTAAACTAAATATAGTATAATTTGAATTATTAGATATTTTTTTCCAATCAGTAGGAACTTTTCCCCCATCTTCAACAGAAATAATTTTTTCTAGATCTCCATTAGAAACTTTATAATATATATCATGGTAAATACTAGAATTATTTGTTAATCTTGGAGTAAATGTTACCGTAGGAGTTGTTTTATCAAAATCAAAATCAACAGTAAAATTTTCCGGTAAAAGCTTTCCTATTTTAAATATACTTATACTATTTGTAGCTAAAATATTGCCGGTCTTTATCCTCCGCTTGAAAAAATAAAGACTGATTTTCATTTACAGTTATACCGCTCACGCGGAAATGCTTTTTTTGATAATAAACCTTGTCCAGCTATACTAGGCATATAATTAGAATAGAAAATTCTATCAGTAAATTGCCCACCTTCTAAAGTTGCATTTATTTTACATTCTGTATATTCTTTATTGTATTCATATGAAAGTTTTAATCTACTTGATGTATCTCCTATTTCTGCGTCCTTTTTACCAAGTGTATCAACAGTAAAGTCATCTGCTTTAAAATTAATTGAACCGTCTTTAGATGAAATATCAAAATTGCATTTATAAACATATTCTGGATTAAAACGAAAACCATCAGAATCATGAGAGACGAATTCACCAGAAAAATCAGAATCATTTAAAGTTTGAGTAAAATTTAAATATGTAAAAGGTTTAGAGTTTTGATAATCAAGACTATTTTTTAAATAATATGTAAAATAAAGATCATAATGATAATATTTAGCACTAACTCTGTAATTACTTCCCGGTGTATAAGTAAAAACTTTCTGAGAATCAGAATTTGTAAAAGTTGCATTAGAATCATAAAAAGAAATTTGACAAATTATTTTGTCAATACCATCATCCTTATAGTCAACTGGATAAAGATAAATATAAATCTTATTATATTTTTCTTTAAAAATATCCAAAGAAGGCAAATCATAACGTAATCCAGAATAATCAGAAGGAAAAAATGAAGTAATAAAATTATAAAGAGAATCAACTGAAAATCCATTTTCTAAATCAAGAGTTTGAAAAGTAGTACCTTTGTTTTTATTGCTTTCAGGATCTTGTAAATTTTCGCAAATTTTATATTCTTCAAGATTTGTTTTAGGTAAAGACTTGTAATATTCGTAAAAATCTTTATTAAAATCATTAGAAGAACTAGCAAAAATATTTGAAAATTTAGAACTAACAAAAAAACCTAAACATAAAATTATAGTAACAAAAAATCTATATTTTTTCATTTTAAGAAACCTCCTCGCAATAAAAAGGATTGAAGTCAACAGATATATTATCTTCTTCATAGATTTTATAACAACCACAAAAATCAACTCCCACCTCTTTTAATTCTTTCCTTTTTCTATAAAAGGTAGCTTTAGTCATATTATTTTTTATAAACTTCTCTCCATCAACTTTTATAGCAAGATAAAAATTATATAAATCACTTGCTTTCCTTGAATCATAATAACTATTTAATCTTTTATATACACTTTCTTTATCTCTAACTTTTTTTATCTCATTATTATCAAATTTTAATAATTTCATAAATTCATCACACCAAACTTTTTCAAAATCGCTATATTTTAAACTATTTACTCTTACAAAATTAGTATTATACATACTTTTTAATTTTTTCTTTTTTATTTCACATTCAAATCGTATATATCCATCAATTTTATTGCAAAATTCAAAAACATTAAAATCATTGTATTTAATTAATTTCTTTTTATCATGTTTTAAAAATTCTTTTAATTTATTGTATATTTTTAAAGTTGTAGTTTGTCCTAAAATATACAAACTTTCATCTTCATAAAAATTTAAATTTCTCCTAGGAAATGTTAAAGTCCTAAAATTATTAATATAATTTTTAACATTACTATTATTATTTAAATCAAAACATTTTGCAATATCAATACGTTGTAAAAACCAGTGCTTTAAATCAGGTAAATTTATATGATAAGCATTTTCAACTAGTTTTTTCATGCCTAAACAAATTTCTTGTATATTGTAAAATCCATCATATGAGTTATGACCTTTACAAATTTTATGATAAGAGCCCTCAACCTCTATAACATATCCTTTTTGCAAGTATTTACCAGCATCCATTACTCTAACTGATAAAGAACTATCATAAGAACCTGTTAAACTACTGTTAATTATCTCATAAAAAATCATATCTTCAGATTGATTATACATACATTTAATATTACTGTTGTATTTTATAACATCATATATATCTTTATTTATAAATGTAAAGAACTTAGTTGTATCAATCATAAATTATCAACCCACTTTATATAAAAAGTCTCATTAATGAGACTCTCGACGGGTGTTACTAAGTACCCGTCAAAAAATTATAAAATACGTAATCTCTTTTTATTTTCATAAAATGATACTTCAATCTTAATATTATATGATTTATTAACTTCGTACCTATCAAATATATTTTTATCAAATACAAGTATTCTTTCAAATCCATCTTGGTTTTTGTCGTAAAGACTTATTGAAAAATATTCTTTTCCATCTTTTGATTTTTTTAAATTTTTTGATAATACTAAAAAATTACCATCAATAATAAATTTATCCATAAATAAACACTCCTTAAAAAATAAAAATTGCTTATATAAATACAACATAATGTTGTAGTTATATAAACAATCTCTGTAAATTTATTATTTTGCGCAATTATAGAAAA